TTGTCCCCCATGCGAAGTTCGCATTCGGCGAAAAGAATAGAATAGTTAGAGACCTCCAAACATGGTTGCTACTCCCTGTCAACGGGAAGTACGACAAGGAGACGCGCCGTTGGCACCTGAGATGGCTCAAGAAGCGGGGCTACTCCACCGAGGGCGTTCCGCCAATACCAGCAAAATCTCCACCAACTTCTGTTGTTCCGAGTTGACGTTTGCCCCCTTACATGCCATAATGATGGTAGTGAACAGGCAAGAACTGAAATACCAGTACGGGCAAGAAGTCATACTGCTTTGCTCGTGTAGCGCACACCGTTCGCACCTGATGGACGGTCGTGAACCTCGCTGTCCTCGCTGTGGGGATAGAACGAAGTTTCTGCTCGGAGATTCATACGAAGAGATTGAGTCTTATCACGGATTGAAACGTTAGTCCCGCATACGGGTTGCTAACTCAATTGGCAGAGTAACGGACTTTTAATCCGCAGGTTCTGGGTTCGAGTCCCAGGCAACCCACCAAGGGCTTGTGGCGAAACAGGCAGACGCGCAGGATTTAGGTTCCTGTTCCTTTTGGAGTGAGGGTTCGATTCCCTCCAAGCCCACTTAGAACTTTGACTCTGTGAAGCGGGGCGCTTCACCACACTTCCAAGAAGCCTCTTCCTCGTTGAACCAGCACCCACACACCGAGCATTTCCCCCATGTCTCTAGTTTGGGCTTTGCTAGTTCGTAAGCCTCTTCTTTGCTGAGTTGCTCAACCCAACTCTTCGGCAATGGCATTGCCTTCATCGGGTTAGGAACCTGTACCCATGCGTGTGAAAGCCTGTTTTCTGCCCGTTCTGCGTCGGTCCCGTTGAACGGCTTGACTTCGCCAGCCCGTTCTCTAAAGTTGCGGAGTGTCATCTTCTGGCAGGTTGTCCCATTCCATAATCTCGGCGACAATCAACTTTGCGTATTTTCTGCGGAGTCTCCACAGTTTCTCGTTGAACTCACGGAGAGCCTCTGTTTGTCTAGCCTTCTGTGCGAGTTTGTCGTCAAATGTTCCGTATGTCTTGAATGCGATGTTGTCCAAGTCCGGGGCTTCAATCAGAATGTCCGAAATCCAGTCAGCCTTTTTGTCCATCGCCATCATCAATTCGGCTAGACCGTCATACCCGAACTCGTTGTAGACCTTTCCAGCAACAATGTCGCAATAGGTCTTTCTGTACAATAAATCGGCAGTTCCCGAAGCCATGAACTGAGTAAGAAACTCAGCCATTATCTCCGAGGGTTCTTGTTGGTCGTCATTCTCATCCATGTGACCCCCAATGTATCACTAACACCATTGTGACATCAGGGTGTGTCAAGCCAGCGAAAGAATAAGTGATTGTGCCTCAACCTTTTTGCGGGTGACCCACGAGTTGTAATCCATTGATGCGATTGCTCGCTCTTCTGGCTTGGCGTCCCGATAATGGTCTAGATACTCGCCGACTGCGTTGTAAGCAGCCCAACCATTGAACCCGTATCCGCCTGCGTTTTTGTCGTTCACATACAGACCACGAACAAGGAGATGAATGTCCTCAATGTTTTTCTTCTGTCGCTCTGTTTCGTCTTTTTTGTGTGGGAACACTTGATTGACAATCTTGTCCAACTGAGAAGAACCAGCCGGGACTGGGATGCGAAGCATTGTCTCAGCCATAGAAACAAATGATGTTGCCCACATTCCTGACATCGCAAGAACTTCACTCGCCTGCTCAATTGCGTTATCTGCGTTGCGTGTATGACGGGCTGTGAATACGGCGTTCGCCGCGCGCAGTCCCGACATAACCGTGTTCTTACAAACGGCACGAATAGATGTGTTTGCATAAGTAATCGGCGTCTTTCCGTCATGTCCGTTGCGAACAAGCAGATAACGCTGAACCTTGTCATTCACACCATGTGGGTCAATGAACAATGCTCCGAGGTCAAGACAGGCGAAGAACTCACGACCCTCGTTGAGAACACCACAGGTATCCACGATTGCGTCGCCCTTGGATGCCCCGACAATGTCAAGCGCACGGTCAAGACAGTCCTTGTTCTGCTGTACGACAAAACGAGTCCCAACTGTTGACAGACCATCTATGGTTCCATCTGGATTTAACCGAACTGTTGCTCGGCTGTCCGAGATGTACACGGGGCTGCCGTCGGGGTTTCTAAGGGGGTTGAGGTCATCGTCTACCGCAATAACCTTTGTAAGTGCTACATCAAAGTCGGCTTGGGCGGCTTCTAGCATCGCCTCTGCCGTCTGGAGCCCCGCCATCGGCTTCCCCAGCCTGTGCCACGGGATTTCCCTATCGGCGTAAGCCATCTTGGCTCTGCCTGCTCCGTCCATTTCTAGTGCGTGTGCCATGTCGTCTAATCCTTCCGAATAGATTTATCCGAAGCATAGCACCCCATCGGCGGGGCCGCAACCTCGGCGGTAGTGGGCTGGTCATAGGCGGGTCAGCCAATCCTCGTCCTCGTCCTCTTTGCGGGTCAGGTCAAGGAGTTTCGGTGCGTGGTGTCCGTACTTGTCCCATACGACCTTTGCGCCGATAACGGCGAGGGTGACGAAGCCGAGTTTGGTGAGAAACCATACGGCGATTAGTGCTTCTTGGAAGATGTTCATACACCCATTATGGCTTTTAGTAGTCATAACCACAACCTGTGTGACGAGAGTCACAACACAGGATTAGTTCATTCCGAGAGCCAACACAGCAACCCAAAAAACTGAAAAAACGGGGCAACCGGGAAGACCACCAAAACACAAATAACTATTACGGTGGCGGAAAGCCCTGTCAGGATTTCTTTTTCCGACGCCCCGCGTACGAAGTAATCGGGTGCCACACACGAAGGGCGATAAAAGACGCAACGATGATGATGACCAACCACGGGTCAACGGAGATGCTTACTTCCACGGCTTGACCTTCTTGCGCTTCTTGATTTTGTATCCATGCAAACCAAGAAGTTCAATGATGTGTTCAGGTATTCCGCTGGTGACGCACACGCCCTTGTGGTTGAGAGCCTGCCGTATGATGTCGTGCTTCTTGCCCATGCTTACAGTATGGCGTGTAAGGCGTACGAATGCAACCTCACTCAAAGGTTTCTGACCCCACACCCAAGAGACTCAGAACCAACTGCCCAACCCCCTCAGCCTCATCGGCGGGACCGCCGTCCACGGCTTGGTTCACAACACCACGCTTACGCTCAATAAGGGAATAAATCTCCTCGTCAATGGTTCCATCACATAACAAATAAGTTGCGGTGACGGAAGACTTCTGCCCCAGCCTATGACAGCGACTGTAGGTCTGGTCTACATCAGCGGGTGTCCACGGAAGTTCCACGAACAGAACATCTTGTGCGACCTGGAGGTTATGCCCCGTTTTCGCAGCCTGGATTGAGAGGACAATGACTGGGGCTTCTTCACAAGACATGGTCATGAACTTGCGCTTCTGTTCTTCCACATCGTTGATGTCCATGCCACCCTGAATACGCAGGTTCCCGAATGCGAGGGCGAGTTCGTCCACAACATCTCTGTGGTGGGCAGCGATGACGACCTTGCGACCCTCCGCCACGCGGGACTCCACCCACTCCTTGATAACGGGCATTTTTGCTTTAGCCGCTAGACGGCGCAGGACAGAGAGGCGAACGAGATGCTGGTTGGACTCGGCTTTTATTTTTGCAATTACTGCCGCAGATTTTGGACTGAGTCCAAGTTCTGACGCAATCTGCTTTGCCCTCTCAACGAGGTACTCCACAATGTCTGTTTCGGCTTTTCTGTATTCCTTCATGGCGGCCGCAGCCCCGTCGACGAGAACTGGGTCGTGAATGACGGGTGGGAGTTCGGAAAGTACTTGCTCTTTTGTACGCCTGATGTAGCAGGTTGAGCGAAGTCTGTCGTTTAGTTCATCCAAGTTGCTATGACCATCAAGATGCCACTGCCCCCACTTGTCCTTGAAAGCCCCGCAGTATCTTCGGTAGAAGCCCCACTCTCCTCCGAACTTATCTAGGTTTCCGAGTATTGCGAGTTGGCTTGCATACTCTGCTGGTCGGTTCGTAACTGGCGTACCCGTCAGACACAGAACTGTTCCGGATTTCGGGGCTGACTTCGCCATCTTCACAGCACTCTTGGTGCGTTGTGCTTGGGGCGACTTGCAGTAATGGCTTTCATCAAAAACATAAGATTTATGGTTCAGAAGTTGCTTTTCCCAATGTTTGATGTTAGAATAACCAACAACTACAACATCGTAGTCCGAAGGAAACTCTTTCCTGTCGGTGACGACCTTGACAGTCCGATGTGGAAGCCACCTCTTGTACTCGGCTTGCCAGTTCAGAACCAGAGTTGCGGGGCACACGACGACGGCTGGATACGAGTTATTCACATACTCCAATGTCGCTATCGCTTGTAGCGTTTTGCCAAGCCCCATTTCGTCAGCGATGAAAGTCCGTCTCGCTCTCGCAGCGTACGCAACTCCCGCTCTCTGATAAGGGAGCAGTTCC